CACCGAGACTAGGACGTTCCGATGAGGGCTGATTGTTGAGAGTGTGCTGCCCTTTGCGAGCATGATGTTGGAGTTGATGCCAGCGAAGTTCTTGAGAATTGCTTGGGTTTCTTTGCTTAGTTTCATAATGTATCCTTGGGGTCAAAAATGTTTGGGTTAACTGTTAGTTTAAACTGTCTTCGGAGGAAAGTCAATTTTATATGACATGATTTGGGTGTAATCCGGAGCATGGGCTGCCGCAGTAAAACCAATTGGAGAATCATACTCCACACCGGTCCATTGCATAGACGGCGTGAGAGAGAGGGTCTCAACCTCAGAACCTTGTGACTTTTGTGCTTTGGGTTCCAGAGGAACGCCGCTTACATCCGCATCCAAAATGAAGTAGAGACAGCAAGCAGCATGAGCTAAGTGATGGGTACCAAACTCTGGATCATCCCTTTCACCTTTGATGTATGCGTTGATGTGTCGAAGCATCGCATCCAGATACCGTTGCTTACCATCCTCAACGTACTTCCAGTTGTCCACGTCGTACTTCTTGGCGCCCAACGTAAGAACCTTTGCCATCTCTTCCAGTGCGTGGGGAGGAACTAGGGACATCATTGGTTTGCCTCCATCATATTTCCTACCTTCTTCTGCTCTGCTCATATACTCACTCCTATCTAATGTTAATGGTCGAGAAATCGCCAATCTTGGTGATCTCTGCCGATTTTTCAAATTGATTTGCCAACTCAGTTCCAGCAATCACATGACTGATGACCCAGGCATTGCAATCCAAACCTGTGATCAACTCTACAAATTTCTCTTTCGAGAAATCATCCAAGCCGCCGTCAATTTCATCTGCGACGATGAGGTTGACTTTAGCAGAATTCTTCATTGAGGCAATGTACCTAAACGATAAAAGTATAGCAAGATCGATTCTCTTCTTCTCGCCCTCGCTGAACGATGCGTAGCTGAAGTCATCTCTCCCACGACTCTTAATTGTCTCAGCGAACGTCTCATCCAATTCAAAGTTGACAAAGAAGTCAAACTCTGTGAGGTACTTGTTGATGAGGCGATTTAGGATTGGGAGGTATTCTTTGACGATTGAGGCTTTGATACCGCTGTCCTTCAAGAGGATAACGCTAACTTCCTGTACAGATTTTTCCTGAAGAAGCTCTGTCTTGCGTTCTAGCAACTTGAGAGCAGATTGTGCTAAATCCTTCAGTTTTTCCTTTTCCGCACTAACGTCCACAGTCGTCGATTCGGATTGTTGCTTGATCTGAGCGTCTATGTTGGTGAGTTGAATCTCCAAGGATGTAACTTCACCCTTTTGCACTCTAATATCTGCAAGGTATCCAGAGATAGCTTCGCTTTGTTGATCTCGAGATGTTTTGATGTCTCTCAATTTAGCCAACTCTTCCTCAAGCGATTGAATCTTTGGGGCAGAGAGTTTGAGGTCCATTTCCAGTTTAGTCTGTACGCCATGTTTGTGGTCATCGCCAACATCCTGATGACACGTAGGACATTTCTCAAGTAAGAAGATCTTTTCCACTTTATCTTGAATTGTCTTCATGTCTCGCTTCTCTTGCGCTAGATTTTGGTACATGTCCTCAAAGGCATTTGTGTCAAATTCCTCTAGAGAGGCAACAGCAACATCGTAGGCATTCTCGAGAGCATCCAGACGATCCTTTTCCTCTTGCCATCGCTTTCGCAACCCATCTTTCTGCTCTTGAAGGTTGTGAATGTGTTCTTCCTTCTTTGCGGTTAAGGTATCAATCAATTTCTTCTGAGCGATAGATTCCTTCTTTGCAAATTCGATCTTAAGGTCCACTGTAGAAAGTGCCTCGCGTGTAGCAGTAACACGATCCCTAAGAAGTCTCTGCATCCTGCTGAACACACCGATATCCAAGATCTCTTCAATAATCTCGCGACGATTTGGTCCAGACTGTTGCATGAAGGGAGTAAACGCAGCAGATCCGAGTATGAGAACTTGTGTAAAGGTTTTGTGGTTGATCTTGAGAATTTGTTTCTCAAGATATCCCTGATAGTCCTTCGCTGCTGCTTCCTGCTTGATGAGAACTCCACCTTCCCAGATTTCAAATTTCCCGGGGCGCATTCCACGCTTAACCGTGTATGATTTTTGGCCAACGGTGAAGTCAACCTCCACTTGACAATCCTTCTGATTGACAGAATTGATAAGTTGCGGAATGTTGATCTTACGGAATGGTTTTCCATAAATTGCGTAGGTTATTCCATCCAACCAAATGCTAGATTTCCCAACACCATTCTTGCCGTGTACTAGAACCTTACCCTGACGTAAATCCACTTCCGTCCATGAGTTTCCGTAACTCATGAAGTTCTTGACTCTTATTTTCTCAAATTCTATCATCTAACGTCAGCGCCTCATTGTAAAGACCCATGATATAGGATTGCAGCGATTCCTTATCCACAGTAGTCTCGATTCCTGTGATATAGTTGGCGATGATTCCTGGTGTATCTTCCACGTCCAATTCCTCATCTAAACTGCCCGCAGAGGTAAAGTCCTGCCCCTCGACGATAGTGATGTCGTATGGAGAAACTAAACGAATGCTATCCATGAATCGCTCGAATGCGATGGGGTCCTTCTTTTCTTGAACAATGACCTTAATGATCTTGCCTGCCAGGTCGGGGATGTTCACCGAAGATCCGCTTTTGTAGATCACCTTGTCGAACATCGTCAAAGGATTTCGTACAAATGTGTGCTTTTTCGTCTTTGTATCCAGGACATAAAATCCCTTCGGGTCTGCATAATCGCTCCATGTAATCTCGTAAGGGATGCCCGTGTAGAGAATATGCCCTTTGGATGATTTGGTGTGGTAATGTCCGCTATAGACTTGAGCATATTGATCGAAGATGTTGGAGGAGATCCCACCGTGGGAATCTACACCCTTCTGCATTTGAAATCCTGAGATCTCAAAATGTCCGACACAAATCTCGCTTCTGTCTGCGCGATTCATGAATTTCATGGAGCTATCCATGTTCTCATCGCAAAGCCAAGGGATGATGTCTATGTTCATCCCATCATAGTTTTTCTGCGTTGCAGATGTAATAACATCTATGTGCTTGTACTCACCGAGGAGTAGTTCCGGACTGTTGATCTCGAGAGTATGGCGATATGTGGTATCGTGATTTCCGATCAAAACTTCCATCGTGAAACCGTGTTCCCCCATCTGCTTAAACCAAATATCCTTACATGCATGGAATGCTTTGTAAGAGAGGTTGGTCCTGTTGTCAAACAGATCTCCAAGTTGGATGATGTGGGTGATTTTGTTCTTCTTCATGTACGGGAAGAGTACATCTGTGAAGAATTTGTTGAAATACGTTGAGAAATGCGAACTCCCATTCCTAGCACCAAGGTGCAGGTCGCCAAGAAGAATCATCTTCATTTTGAGGAATCTATGAAGGAATCCAAAGCGCCGGGCTTGATTTTGGGTTTCTTGGGCTTCTTTGGTGGTGGGGTATCGCCAGAGTCGTCTCCGAACGATTTTAGATAGTCGATGTATGAGATTCGGAACTCATCATCTCCATCATGACTTTGCATGTCAAAAGTGTCAAATCCACCCTTGAGAAAGACTTGACGCTTAATTGCAGATTCCTTCTTCTCATTCTTGATGATGTTGAGGAATGCGTACCAGATGGTGGTTGTGTAGTAGGAAAATGGATTTGTTCCGCGGTCTGGGTCAAACGACAGGACATGTCTAATGCAAACCTCCACACCAGCACTTTGCATGTCCTTGATGTAGGAATAGTTTCTGAAGTTGTGCTTCATTGCTACTCCTTTGGCGATTGCCAAGAAGCACGCTCCAATGTAGTTTGGGATTATTGGTCTCTCTTCTCCGGCTTCTTTGGCGATGCGACATTCTTCTCGATAAGCCTTAAGTGCCTCATAGAATTTTGCGTTGTCGACATAGTGGGATGGATTTTTTGCATCAATGGGGTCTGGAAATTGTAATTTTGTCATATGGAAATAATTATCATCTTAATTAATTGTAACATTTATTCCTGGAATGTCAAGAATTCCGCGGAATCCAAAACGACAGGAAATCACCAAAAATCACCTTGTAACCTATTGATTCTAAAGAAGATTTCTTGACGTTTTTCGCGAATAGTACCACCACCTTACGTCGTTTGAGAAATTTCAAAGAATGACATAGAGCCTTGTCATCACTTACTCCAGTGCTATGGAAATATTTTACCTATTTCTTAGTAGATCAAGTGAAAATAAATTTGACAAGGTTTCCGAAGAATGCTACAATACATAAGTGCTTGTGCTTGTGCTGCTACCCTGTGCTGCTAGTGTAAGTACCTACCTTTATTATATCCCCTAGAGTCTCACGAGCCGTAGGCGAGTCTCACGCAGTGAGTCGGTACACCATGCCGGGTATCTGCGTACGAATGAGCTGGTAATCAAAGGATTCCTTGTCGTAGATCACCACACGTTCCTGCATGTGTTTGAGGGTGGTGTTTCTGTACGTTTTCCATGAGAGATCATCGCTAATATCAAAGAGCGTGCAATGGGATTTCCCTGATTTCAATCTGAGGCCTCGACCTATACTCTGTCTAACTCTAACGGAAGATTTTGTGGGCATTGCAAAGATGATGTTCTCTATGGATGGGATATTTGTTCCTGTACTGAAGATGCTCGAGGTAGCAATGATGATGGCATTGGTCTCGGACTCCACAATTCTTCGGATCTCTTCCCGTTCATCGACATCCACGCCACCATGCACAAATTTGACAAGTCTTCCGGGCACAGCTTTCTTGAGAAGCTTTTCGTATATTACAGAGCCGTGCCTTGTGACAAAGCTGAATAGAATCAACGTGTTCCCTGTGCAAGCATTCGCGAGGTTGACAATGAAATCCGTGCGTTGCTCATTACCCACCAGATAGTTGATCTCCGCCTTGTAGTCCAGCCCCTTGAGTTCCTTCTTCACATGGTCTGGGTACGTTAGCAGGAGCATCTTAATTTTGAGAGGGGAGATTGATCCCTCATTCATCAACGTCTTTGTTGTGATGACTTGGTAGGGTTCCCCGATCAGTCCAATCAACTGTAGCTTGTTGAGCTTAGAGTCATCGAGTGTACCGGTAGTTCCTGTGCGCCACTTTGTGTGGGTGAACCTCCCCATGACATCCAAAACTACGGATGCGCTGTAGCGATGGGTCTCGTCAAAACATACAACCTCGGCGCGTTTTATGATGTCGTTGAGGATATTGGGAGCAGACTTCCCCATGGCATTTAGACTTTGCCACGTGGATATCATGAGCTTTTTGCTGAATACCTTTTCCTTGCCGGCGTAGAGAATCTGGCAATTACCCTCTACATCCCACCCATTATGTTCGGAATAATCCTTAAAATCACTCAGCATTTGCTCCACCAGCTGAGTAGTTGGGACGACGATAATCACATTATGATTTAGGACATCTATATGGTACCTAATCTTGTAATATAACATCAAACTCTTACCCGAGGAGGTTGGAGAGATTAATATATTTCTGTACGTGTGGAAGCTTTTTAGAATTGCTTCTTGTTGATAATCTCGAATCTCAATGGATTTTCCGTTGGATGTTACCGGAATGGATTTGATAAACTCGATGATATTTTGGGGTTGAATATTAGAGTTTGGGTTTAGTTGCGGATCTATGGAGAAATCATACTCTCGATCCTTGCAAAATTCTATTGCGATTTTTAGCAATCCCTTTGGTAGGGTTTTGGATCTGGAGTTGAAGAGTCGGATTTTCCCGTCCCATTGTCCGCTTCTGAATTTTGGTTGAAACTTATATCCATCCGCAAAGAACGTGAAAAATTCAGATATATCTTGCTCCGCCCCAAAATCTGGGCAGATGATCTTCAGATTGGATTCATTATATTGTAAAAACTCTATCATGCCCCAGCCCTAAATTTCATAAATTCGATGATGTTTTTCACGTGGAAACTCCTGGAGCGAATTTCTCCGAGAACAGATTCCAGGAAGTAGATTGTTGTTTTGCAGAATGCCTCGCGAGATACCAGAATCTGATAATCCGGATCTGCGTCGATTAGATTATCAACGTCGCCTTTGAGAGTTCTGAGATTCCATTGTTGCCATCCCGCCTCTGCCAGTTCTTCTCGCGTCATTTCTCCGCGATAATATTTTGCGCGTTTTGTACGATATGTGATCATATCGTTTTGGAGTTTAGTGATCCTCAGCCTGTAGGTCATTAATTCTCCGAGATACTTGGCGTGTAAATTGGGTGCCAATGCCGCCGCCCTCGCTAAGTCATCTCTGTCTATTTCACAATCCACTTCCCACGCTTTACGCAACTCATCTAATGTCATCAGTCACCTCATATTTTATTCCACATCCTTATTTATGCTGTAATATGTGTAGGCAAAAGTGACTGTTCCGACTGCTGGAGTGACATCCGTAGTGGAAGAATCTAAGCGCAATCCGCTGAGATTTATGGGAAACATATCCACAAACGTGAATATCTGCTTGATGTTTTGAGAGTTGCCCAGCAACGTGAGAGTTCCATCCGATACACCCTTAGATGATTCGGAATATAGATTCTTGTTGATTGAGGCGCGCATATAGCGTCTATACATCTCATGATTTTGTGGGAAACCCAATCCTGTTATCCAGAAGTAGATAGCATTCCAATTTTTAAGATCCTCATCTATAATAAATTGTAATTGCAACTCAGAAAATTCCATAGTATCTCCGGGAATTTTGGATGCAATAAGTGGGTTTCCTACTTGCGACTGTCCGAGAGCTATTCCCGGGATTTCTGTTTCCTGAACAAAATACGTCAATTCCGGGAGTTTATTAATTACAAATTGATACCCTGTTAGATACAGTGGATTGATATTCCCTGGATATGGGCAAGTAGATACTGTCATTTGAGTTTCGCAATCATTTGTTTAATTTGTGCTAGAGAATCAACATCTCGTTTCTGACACTCATCGTATATTGATTTTGGATTAGTGTAGGCTCTTTGTTTGGTTTGCCTGTGTCAAAATCCAAATCGTCTTTGATTATCTCGGGAATCTCACATCCAATTGAGACGTAATTTCCTTTTCCTGTATCTTGAGACTCCGCAAGATAGTCTTTAAATGATTTCATAGAAAGCAAGATATATCCATCTTATTTGTTTGAATTGTAACTGTTTTTCCATCCACGGGAG